TAAACCAGCCAGCGTCTACAAAAATTTGCATGTCAGTCGAGGGAGTACCTTGCTCCCATTTTCCTTCGGTAGTGCTCATTCAATCTCCCTCTAGCGCCTTGGCGCTTTAGATCAGAAAATCTTCTACTTCTTCGGCAAAGTCTGGATTACGAAGTTTTTCTACAGGAACGAACTCTTCTTTTCCATCAGTGAGTACCTGCGCTATCCTAATATCACGCTCACCAAGAAGACCAAGAGAACTGTTAGAATCTTGACACTCTGGTCCAAGAAGAAGTCCTCGTTCCCACTTCATTACTGCAATTTTAACTTTCTTATCACACCGATCACAGTAATGCCACGGTCCTGTAAGATGTGTGTGACGTAATCCGGTCTGTGCGAAGAAGCTCATTTTGAATCCTCAGAGTAGACAGGGGGCGGGAGCAGGATCGCGCCCCCAGCTACTATCACAGCGATGAATTGCTGTAATCCTTAAGAGAAGCAACTAAACTTTCAACATCTGTTGAACCTAGATTCTTTAGAAGTTGCTTGAGTTGATTCTCTTGTGCGCGTTCGTGCGATACTTTTGGTCCCATCGCAAGTCCCTTGTTATTTGAGTAATCCTGTAGTTTTTTACCAGTATGAAAGACCTTATCTCTCATTTCCTGAATGGTTTCAACTACAGTTTTATTACTCTTGTGAGGACACTCCCCAAATTGTCCTATTGCCCAATTGCAGTTAATACAGAGAAGTTGATACTTATCTTTTGGAAAGCCTTCTCGTATAGCGTCAGCATAAATTTGCTCATTGTTATTAGACGCATACTGTGCCCTATGTACTGAACCACCGCCGTCTAAATGATCCAAGGTTAGAAAATGTGGATTATCTTCTCCACAACACTGACATTTCCAGCCAAATGCTTCAAGCATTGCAAGTTTCTGCTGCGCTCTGTATTTCTTGCCATAACAAGCTTTGCAGACATGTTTTCTGATACTTCCATTAGGATTTCTTTTAAACTTGTTAAGCGGTTTAGTTTCCTTACAGTTTTCACAAAACTTAGTTTCCATTTTTGAACCCCTTCCCTTTTGGTATGGTACACCTTTGAAAAGGGGTTGTCAAGTGGACTAAGTCATTTGTTTTCAAGTACTTACGGCCCTTGAGTCCCCCATACCCCCTGCCACCGCGGGCACCAAGCAGCAACGCGCATACGAGTCTTCTGCTTGATAGCATCAGTGTCGAAGTCATCGTCAAAGTCCGTTGTAGGAGCTTCACGATTGACCACTTGCAGCGCATGATCTGCTTTTTCTGCAACCAAGAACCAAGCAGACGGCGAGTTAAGCCAAGGAACTTCAAGATTCTTGTAATCTTCAGGCAACAGAGAATTGATCGTATTATCCCCTGTGTAAGGTTTACCCGGAGAACCAAGAATCTCTCGAACCAAGAACCGAAGTTCAGGAGGAGTAATCAGATACTGCCACTTGAGCCGAATTGGAAATCCCATGTTATCTACCATGCGGGAAGCATGATTGGTAGCAAGTTGAAGACCGGCTACCGAAAAATCCACATCTACAGAAGGCCGGTTAGGATAAGTTCCCGGCGCAGAAATAACGCCAGCCAATCCTGGACCAATCGCTGTAGCCTGTGCGCCACCGAGCAGAGCATGAGCGTTGTAAAAGAGAGGATTACCATCGAATGTAGTAACCGAGGACGTGAATCCTTGATTAAACACATTCCACGCAATCATCTCCTTGGTAAACGCCGCAGACCGCGCCAGCAACGTCGGACCCTTTTTCCCGACAAGGCCATACTTATCATCGTCATACAGTTCCTTGGAAGTCCTGATACCAAGGGAGTACGTCAGAGGCTCGACTCTCTTTGAAGCACCCTGCTTCATCTCTGTATAAGAGGTAGAAGCATTTTCAGGCTTTTCAAGCAGAACCGAGATGCCTGCCATCTCAAGCTCTTGTTCATATTCAGAGTCAGAATCTACCTCATGGAACACTTTGGGATAGTCTGACGATTTCAACTGATTGTCAAGGCAATCGAAGTAGATCTTCTTCAGCCCCGGCTGCATCAGCTGTGCGAATTTTGCTCTAACTTGAGGCATAGAAATCTCCTTCGATTAAGCTACTTGAATCGCTGCGGCTAGAAAAACAAAGTTGACGAGAGAGTTGAGTCCCGGTCCCATTGGAAGACCAACGACTTGTACGCAAGCAGTGCCACCAGTCTTGCCACCGTCAACATACCAGTAACCATTGGCATCCTTGGTCAGACCAAGAACAGCACCAACAGTAGCCTGTGTGGTGGTCCAGTTGGCAAGTATGGTGCCAGTGGAGTTGTCATACAAAGCCTGGAAGATGTTATCCTGATTCGGCTCCATATACAGAGTACGTCCATCCGAAACTGGTGTACCAAGTGCGATATTCACACCAGAAGGCTGGTTAACCACTGAACCATAGGTTTGAATTGCGATGTTTCCTGTAATGCCACCAAACGGCGCCACAGGAGCACCAAGACCTGCAGTAGTAAGGTTAAGACCAAAGGATTCCGAAATTCCAAGAATCCCGGCGGTCACTGTAGAACCATCCCAGGCTTGTACGAATCCTGAGCCATTCAACTGCACAGGAGTTCCTGACAAGAAAGTTTGTCCCGCTGCTTCGGGCTGAGAGCTGGTATACGGCGTAGTACCCGCCTTCTCCAGCACTTGTAGAATCGGCAGATGGGTAGTAAGATTTGCCGCTGCCATACACTCTCCTCATTTGCTGTTAGGACGATGCCTGCTACACCGTAGGGTTGAAGTTAAACCACTGGATCGTAAAATGAACCCACTTCTGGATGCCTGGGAACTTCCTGAAGATCGAAAGTACCTGAGACTCTAGCTGCGGGTGGTCTACGATTGTTTCCAAGTTGACGCTGTGAGAGCTCTAGTCCTGCACGACGTTTGCCGTATAGGATACGCTTATGAACACGTAAAGCAACAACATCCACATAGCAGTAGTGCTTGTCCGAATCGAACACCAGGGGAAGCTTGAAACTAGGATGTACGTGTTCTGCTATCAGAAACTCGTACCCTTCCGCCATGAGCTGTCCGATTCTTCTCTGATCCTTCGAGGCCCATACAACCTCATACTCAGGATCTTTCAACTTGATATTCATATAATCAGGCACTTCGTGCTCAACTGTAGGAATATAAGTCGAAGTCTTATACGCATCCTGCTCAGTCATAGTAGCCCAATTCGGCTCCTTTGGCTGCGCTGCTTCGATGCGCTCTTGCTTTCCTTTGGCTATGACACGCTTGATAGCTTCTTCAAGCGCCGCCGCAGAAGCAGTAGAACCACTCAATGCTGCTGCTACATCTTTGTGATTGATCTCAGGCATAACCGACTCCTTCCTTATCTAAGATTTCAGCATAAGCCTTCGGCGTAAACCCAAGATGCTTAGCAGCGCGTTTGACATTTTCATCTGCTTCTAGTGCGGCGAGACGATTCTTGTTATCATCTGCTACGGCAGTGCTACCAGCAGAACCTGAACTTGTACCACGACCGCCTTCTGAACTGGCAAAACGATTTTTGAGTTTACCTTCCACAAGTTCTGGTGTGTGCTTACCCAAAATCGTGTGATAGCAATTCTCAACATTCTGCGCATTGTTTCTAAACGCCGCTGGCTGATTTTCAAGAAGCGCATCGACTTCTTTCTTGATGTCACCAGAGTAATAAGGATACTTCTCAGCATCCTCGAAGACTTCACGCTTAATTCGATCTGCACGAAGCAGCAATACTTCATTTGTGACCGGCTGACTAGCAAGAGCAACGGCTTCTCTAGTCTTACCTTCAAGCATAAGCGACTCGATGCGTTCCTCAAGTTCAGACTGAGACTCGGTTGAACTTTTTGCCGCTGCTGCACGAGCAGTTGCCGCATCCTTGGCTGTTTGTGTTTCCACAAACTTATTGATCCCTGCAAGCGACTCCAAAATCTGCGTCACCTTCGGAGTAAGATCAGCCGCCGCATTAGCTCCAGCTTCGATCTTAGTAGTTAACTCATCAGGAAGAGTGAACTCCTCAGCTCCATCGTCCTTGACCTTCTTTTGCCATGAAAACAGTGCCATTAGACTTCACCTCCTTCTTGTGAGTGTCTCATCTTCAATGTTTGAGCTTCTCGATGTTTCAATTGCTCTTCGAGAACTCTTAGTCTTTGTGGCAACTCAAGAAGTATCTCAGCCACTCTTAACTGTGTACTGATTCTGGTTGAAATCGCCTTCACAGTATCAGCACTTTCCTTAGTCGTATCATACCTCGCCCAAGAAAGCGCCTCCTCTTTCAGATTATGCAACAACCCCATCACCGGCTGGAACTCCTCCTTGAGCCATAGCTCCTGAAGGACCACTCGGTATGGAATTAGATCCTCGATTTTGTTGATTTCCATTTCCTGCTCCTGCTTGCGGCTGCATCTGCTGCATCGCGGCTTCGATAATCTTTGACACATCAGGTAACAACGCATCTGGATTATCACGGTTAAAGTTACGCGCCAAGGTCATAGCTGATACTCTTGTCGCAAGAAGCATTTCCAAGTAATACTGTTTCAAACCTGGTGAAATGCCTGGAGTATTGATCGCTTGAATGATCTGTGCTTGACTCTGATAGTATCGGTCAAGCCTGTCTGAGATAAGAATGTCGTTTTGTTTTTCGAGTTCTTTGTTAGCAGATGCCGAAGCTGGACGAAGACGTAGACCTAGTGTACCATCGCGGTAGAGATCAAGTGCCTTTTTTAGTTTCTCCGCATCGCTACCATATTTCTTGAGCTTTTCTCCGATACCGAAGTTTGAGTACATTGTAAGAAACTTACAACCTAACTTCACATGTGCTGAGCGCATGTCTCCAGTACGAAGGTTGTTCCTGTTATTCTGCTGCGCCATGACCATAGAAGTGCCAGCGGCGCTGTAGATACCGCGTTTCTGGTTTACAATCCCACCACCTGTACCACCAGAAGCCGGATCAACACCAGTACGCTCCTTAGCTATTGCCATGTGAAACTGATCTGGACCATCACTATAACCCATGTCAGCGCCGGCTTTAATGTGTTCAATCTCATCCTTACGACCCGGCAACACAACGCCAGGAAACACATCCAATATAGAACCAAGCTTCGATTCAGGATCGGCGCGCCACACACCCAACATTGCCATGTTACGATTATTGGTACGCCAGTTGTTATTGTTCGATAATTCCTTCTGAATCATGTGAATCATCTCAGCAAAACCTGTGCCAAGATAAGACTCATCATCGTAGGCTAATTTCATGTCCTGATATGGAAGCATGTTCTTGGGATAGTTATTAAAAGCTACCCACAGAATTTTTTCAGAATTCTTATGGTATTTTGCCTGGAAAGAATACTCCTTACCGCTGAGATAGTATGTGAAGAACACTGTATAAATGTACCACCGTGCTGCGCCAGTATCTACACCAGAGGAATCAATCGAAAACTGCTCATTGATCTCCCGTTCCATCTCTGTTTCTTGAACAGCGTCAGGATTGCTAAGCAACTTCTCAATGTCTGACTGTTTATAGTAAGGACTCTTTGCTTTGAGATCCTGCACCGCCCACATATCAAGTGAGTCAATATGCCCAAAGAGCTTCATATTCTCAAGCTTTGGCACCGAAGGATCAAAAATAAATCTGTTAAGTGGCAATAACTCAGGATGAGGACCATCACGTTTAGTGATAATGCGATCTTCTGAAACTACGGGTCCATCCTCTGCCGAGGTTCCACCAGATTTATACTCACGCACTACCTGCGTCTCGTATTCATAAGGCGTGTAGATAACACCTGTACCATACTTGATCGCACTGTGAAACGCGCTCTGTTCTACTCTGTACAAATCAAGTTCATCTGGCGCATAAGCCATGTCCATTAGAAAATTCTGGACAACTTGTTTTAGCTCTTCCCCATCTTTCTTCGGCAATCCTCCACTCATTGTCGCTGCCCAGAGTGGATCGTACATGTAGATTCCACCCATGATGCGAGCAAGAAGTTCGTCTGAGGAAGTACCAATGATAGGAATTACTAAGTTCGCTGCGCCGGGCCAGGGCCAGTCTGCTTCTTTATTCTTCGGGCGAGCCTTGTACAACCGCACATATTCTGGCAATTTCTCGGTTCTGAAAGTCTGAAGCCTACGATCAAGATGTGCAATCTTATCCTTGACAAAATTACATATCTCATTGAAGTTGTCTTCTCCAATGAGCTTCGGCGTTACTTCAGTAGGCGGTTGATATGGCATTAGAGAATCCCTGTATTTGTTGTGTTTGGAAGATTGACTGGCTTAGACACTGTGTCAATCTGACCAGTAGAACTCTGTGTTGTAAGCACTGGCATGGGCATTGTGGAACTAAAACTCTTGAAATCTGCTGTCAGCAGACTCAGAAATTTATAAACAAATGTGTAACCTACACCACCATTTGGTACAGGTAAAGCCTGTACCAAAGCCGAGGCGACAGAGTTTACAACATAGAACAAAAGAACCAGCTGCATAGTTACTGGAATGTTCATCT